AGAGTCTTTAGACTCCATCGGGCCGGTAAACTGATCGCTCAGGTTTACCACAGCCGATCCGTCAGGCATTTCCTCAACCTGAGTGATTTCTTCTGTCAGCTCAACGACCGCACCGCCATCGGGCGTGGTCTTTAAGCCTTGAATAAAGCGCCCGAACTCCGGGTCTATTGGCATTTCAGGCATAGCGTTTTAGCTCCTGTTGGAGGGAAAAGTTAATTAAATTTCCCGCATCTGTTACGTCTGGAACGGTGTTAAACGGGGCGATGATTGGGCCGCCTCGTTGCATTTTGACTGCGCCACCCTTTTTGTAGGGCTGGCCAATCTTCACATCGGATTTTAGGTTTGCCGGTAGGTCCATAAACCACATGGAAGTACGAGGCGCTTTCTTATTGGCCTCAGACAAGGCTTTCTCAAAGTCATACTCAAACGAAATATATTCGTCTGTCTCGGGGTCTTTAACTCCATAGGCCATCATTTCCCTGCCAAACCGATCCGCTTCCCCGGTCGGTATTGTTTCAACATCTTTTGAATCAAACTCTTTGAGGATGTGATCACGCTTCTCAATATTGGCGTTGTACTTCTTGCCGATCCGGTTGATTGAGTCCGGATAGCTGCGGCCGTAGTATTGGCGCATCCCTTCCCCGCCGATCATCAGATCGTCCCCAGTAAGCGTCCCGTCTACGTCCTCAGTGCTTAGGATCTTCTTGGCCACATTCTTGCCGACATAAAGCTCAAGATCTTCAGGCTTGACGGTCTTATCCAAGACCACCGACTCACCCTTCTCGGCCAGCAATTTGATGGAGCCATCCTTATTCTTTTCAAAGGTCAGGCCATCAACATAGGTTCCAAGGCTGCCACGGCGGATCTGTTCCTCAGGCCCGACTAAGGCGATCTGGTCATAGTCGTTATCTGCGGCGTATTTCATCAGCCGCTTGATGGCTAGCTGATACCAGTCCTTTTTAAATGGAGCATTAGGCACAGCATTTTTAAATTTATTGCTAAAAAATTCATTAAGGGCAGATTCTTTATCTTTGTGAAATCCAGCAGTCAATGGATTTCCCTGTTCATCAAATACGGCATAAGGATTTTCGTTTGAACTTGCATCTTGTTTTACTGAATAATTTTTAGGCAATTTCATGTTTTGTAAATCGTTTGGCTTGTAACCCTTTTCACGCCCCTCCTGATGCCAATCCGATTGAATTTCTTCAACAACCAAAGTCTTCTTGCCGCCGATGTTCATATCCTGCGTCCGCATATGGGCGAGGATGTTTTTTTCGGGGAAGTGGGAGGATTGGAAGTTATTGCGCTTGTCTTGCAAAATTGATTCGGTTTTACGGCTATTTATATCTTCTCGGACATACATATCGTACTTGTCAATTTCATTGGGCGTTAATTTTTGATATACCGATGGAAAATCTTGACCGCCATATTTCTCCATCATTTCACGCTCAAACAACATTGTGGCCGCAGATTTTCCACTATCAATCGGGGCATTTTTTACTTCAGGCAAACTCAGCACGATCTCCCGATAGTTCTTGCCGCCCGGAAGGATTAAATTTTCGCTTTCATACTTTGGCTCTTTAAACTCTTGCAGTCTTGCTTTTGTTGCCTCAAACCATTTTTCTTCTTCTAGAGGAACATATTCACCTTTAGATATCAGCCGATTGATGTCATTTAATCGCAGACGCTCATCCGGAGTAAGAATTGTTCCCCGGACGGTCTCCTGAATCTCAATCTTATTGCCGCTTAGGTAGTCCAGCACATCCTGCTTGGTCACATTCTTTTGGGTCTTCAGCCAGTCAATAATGCCCGTTCCCTCAAGCTCGCCTGAGCTGGGGCTGAACTTCATGATGTCGTTAATGAAGGCTTGGCCGGGACCGGCTTTCCGGGGGCTGTTCTCCAAAGCCTTTTCAATCGGGGAGTAAAAGCCTAGATCCGTAGCCGGCACCTTTACCTTGCCCGGTTTGATTACCTCTGCGATAGGTTTACCAACCGGCTCAATCGATAGGCCAACCGGTAGCGGCGGGACTTCAGATACCGCCTCTTTCACGGCCGTGCCTGCCTTACCTGCGATGGATCGGGCTTGCGGCCCCATCCCCGTCAGCGATCCCGTAACCGGCCCAAACACCTCGGGCATTATCGGGGGCAGCTTGTACTTGGTCTCAAGCTCCTCCATAAACTTACCAAACTGACCGACCTTCTCTGCGGCCTCAGGCGATAGCTCTCCGCTTGGAAGCATGAACTCTTCCATAGCCTTTTCCCCTGCCTTGATACCTTCTTGGGTTCCAAACTTCCCTGAAGTAACGGTCTTGTAAGCCCCGACAAACGGGGAGACCAAAGCCTTAGGAATCTGCGAGGCGATGAATTTCGTAGCCTCAAAGGTCGGACTTCCATAAGACTCTTGATTCGGATCTAGGGCGGGCAACATCCCGCTGATCTCATCCGTAATCGGTGTGCCGCCGTCCCGCATCTGGACCGCACCACCGGCCTTATATGCCTGATACTGCGCCTCTAGGTCTGACACCATCGAGGGGATGCCCTCGGGTGATCCGACAGATCCTCCTTGCGCAAATATTTCGCCCCTGCGTTTACGGGAGGCAAGGTTTGGGTACCACAATCCACGACTTTGATCTTCCGCTAATTCTCTGTTTAGCGCATTTGATATGTCTATTGTTCGTTCAAACTCTTCTCTTTTAGATGACGGATTGGTGATCTCTGGATTCTTTGCGCTCTCTGTGTCTGTAAAACCAAACATCCGTTCAATTTCAAAACTGCTGTAATTCGGAAAAAACTTTTGAAGCTCAGAGCCGCCTATCTGACCGGCCCTTAATTGACTAATTTTTTCCCGCAATTCTTGGTTTAGATAGAACAGTGCCTCATCCGTAATACCCTCACGATCTTTTTCTCCGGCAGCTATGACGCCTTCTAGGCTCAGATCTTGATCCTCAACTGGGCCGCCCTCGGCCATACCCTGCTTTTGCAGGTAGGTGAGATATTCCTCGTTGATGTCTTGAGTCGGCAGGCCCTTACCCTTTTCACCCAAGGTCCACTCGTAATAACCGATCCTTGCCTTGCCTTGATCTTTCAGCCTCTGCGCATAATCCCGCATGATCTTCTCGGCCTCACCGGGCTTAAACACCATGCCAGTATCTTCGCCGGTCAGAAGATAAGGGAAACCCGGGTGCAGGTCTGGACGGTGAACGACATTTCCCTCAAGGTTAAATAGCCGCGGTCCAACCGCAAACGTTGGGACATCTCCACCGTGCTCTGGGTGTAACAAAAGCGGCTCAGTCTCCTGTTTCAGAATATCAGTCGGACGGAAGATCACGCCCTTGCCGCTCTTCTCACCGCCTAATGCAACGCCGCCCTTGGATGGTGGGATGCCCTTGCCCAACATAATGTCTGCAAGAGCTGCCCGTTTCTCAAAGGTGTCGGCCTTCTGCCAAATCTTCGGGTCGCGGATCTCGGCACCCTCCCCGAAGGTCAGGGCCAGATTGTGATTGATCTTCTTCTCAAGCTCTTTAGTGAGCTTGCCCTCTTTCATGGCGTCAGTGAAACCTTTACGCAGTTTATTGAACACCAGAGGGTTTGACTTCAACTGGTCTTCGGCGCCAAGGATGGTTGACCAAAATGTAAAAGGATCGGACTGGCCAATCATTTTGCTGGCTGTGCCCTTTTCACCGACACCCCAGACCAAACCCTCATAAAACGGATCGACCTGCTGTAGACCGGAGAACATGGCGCCGCCGATATTCCCGCCGCCGACTCTAGTGCGGTCGGACTGGGTGACTTTTAATTTGCCCTTACCCTCGACGTTTAGGTTACCTAACGCCTCGGAGATCTTCATCGGCTCTGTCGCCTTAGCTACATCTGCAGCCCGCCGTCCAGCCGCCGCCCGATCCGCCGCCTTAGCCGCCTCAACCAAAGCCTCTTGGTCAGTGGCCTTGGCTACCTTGCCTGCGCCTTTAGCTCCAATCGTTAGGGCTGCTTTAATTGGCATCAGGGCTCCCCGATCACATACTTAGACTTATTGCCGTTACGGATTGCCAAGATGGTGTAGCCCTTTGCCCTGAGTCTATGGATTTGCGCCGGCAGACGACCGATCCCCTTCTTCTTTGCGTAGGCTTCATCGATCCAGCCGTTTGAGAGAAGTCGGTCAAGGGTTAGCATCAGTTGGCTACGCTGCATAAGGGTTCACGCGCTTAGGTCTGAATTCGGCGTAATCATCATCGTCCCTTGCCGGTGGGTCTATGTCAAGGAACCCCGCATCTCTAAGGTATCTCAGCGCCTGAGTACAGGTATCGACAAAGTCGTCATGGGTGGATTCTGGGAATGAGCAGATCTGACTGACGAACCCCTCAGCCCAATCCCTGACGTAGCCTTTCTTAACCATAGACTCGGGGATGTAGACCCGCTTATGGGCGATGATGTTGGCCACAATCGATAGCCGTTGGATCTTATCCGCCCGGCCGGGGTTATATGCCCTCACCGGCAGACGCGCCCGCTGCAGGTCTTGGATGAGACTTATGCCCGAGGCTTTGTCTTCAATAAGGATCAGGTCAACCTTCTTGCCGTCTTTGCCCTCCCCGTAGGTCACCTTGTATTCCTCGATGACCTTCGGCCGCAGGTCGGGGTACTGGAGCCTGTCCTGCCATGCGTCTATCAGCATGACCGCGGTCGGTCCGTCCATGGGCTGGAAGATCCCCCAAGTCGTGCAGGCAGTGGGATCGTTGATGGTCTTCTCGGTATAGGCGCAGTCATAGGACTGAAGGATGAAGTCGAACTTCGGGAAGGGCTTCTCAGCCGGCCAGAGCTTGAACATCTCCCGCTTAACGATTCCCGACTCTTCGGGGTCGATGATCTCGGCGTAGATCTCCTGCCGCCCCAGCTTGGTTCCCTCGTACTGAAGGATCTGCTTCTGGAAGTTGGGCGACAGATTGGCTAGGTTGTCGTAGGTGGACGCAGTAGTAAGCGTTACATCGTCCCCATCCCGGCCGACCAGATCGATGATCAAGTCCTTCGGCCGCGGGGTTGTGGTGGCGATAATCCGGGTTCTAGAGCCAAGCCGGACGGAAAACATGATCTGATCCCACGCCTCATCGAGGTAGTCCCAAGCGGCCAGCTCATCTAGCCATGCCCCGTGGAACTGCGGCCCCCGGAAGCGCTCAGGTTCAGACGCAGGGATTCCCTTGATCAGGCTGCCATTAGTCAATTTAATCTCGTGGAAGGCGCGGTTGTAATCTGCCACAAGTGAACTGGGTATAACTGATAGGAGCCCTGAATCTCCCTCAAAACAGGTAGCCCGAACATCTGAGCTGGTGGGCGCTCCAACCAGCCAGCGAGTGCCTGCTTCCTGCCATGCCCACCACCCCACTTGCTCCGCAGCCGTCCGGGTTTTGCCGGCACCGCGGCCGGCGAGCATAAGCCATATCGTCCACCAATCCCCAGCCGGCACAATCTGGTGCTTATGGGCCTTAGTGAGCCAGTTAGCCCGCCAAGCCCATGCGGCCTGATCTTCGGCTGGCAAAATGGAGAACTTGGCCTGAATCTCTGGGTTGGCCAGCAACTCAGCAAGATCAGTCATCCCTCATTCCTGAGCCTGCTTCTTTAGCTCTAGGTTCTGCAGGATGGTCGAAAAGAGGGTCTTGGTCTCCACCTGAGCGTTGATGTGCAGGGGGTTGTCTTTATCCCCGGTCAGCTCCACCCGGTCACCGTACTTCCGGGGCTTGAGCTTGGCGGCCACCCATTTGCGGGCATCGATCCGGTTCTTCTGCCACTGGATATAGGCGCCGTGCAGCTCGATGCGGATCAGCTCCCCGTCCTTGGTGTAGATCGGGTTCATCTCAGGCGTTTCGTCAGCAATAGCCTGAATCTCGTCAGCCAAAGTATCGGCCTGTTCTTCCCGTGCGCGTGTGTACATCTCCTTGAATTCAGGATGACGCGCCAACCACACATACACAGCCGACTGAACCGGCATATCTTCCCTCATACAGATCTGTCTTAATGCTTCTCCGTTAGATATACGAGTACAGATCTCTGCGGCGAGTTTTAGGTTGTAGTCTGTCGGGCGACCGGTCTTTTGTTTTGGCGGGTCTTGAACCGGCGGTTGGCCGATGGTTGAACCATCCGTTGAGCTAGTGGTTGAGCCGTTGGCTTGCTCCTTCGGGGCTTTCGGCTTCTTAGTTGTTTCAGGCATCACCCTTATTCCAATCAAATTGATATCGGGCAATGATACGGCCTCTCTTTACTTCTCGCTACTCTGGCGGGAGCCAGTTGTGTACAACAACCGAACCCACGTTGCCGAAAATTCGTTTGTTCTGGCTCCCAAGGCGGCTGGGTGCTACCCCGGTGGGGACCGGACGACTGTTGGCAGCACCCATGCGTCTTAGGCCATTGCTTCCTTGCTTTCTTGCCGCAATACCCACGCCCGGACCTGATCGAGTTCGGCCTGCATCTGGACCGTGACCCTCAGGATGCCTATCGTGTCTACCCCGTTAGCCGCCATCTTTTGGAGCTGGGTAGTCAGGATCGTCAGGCGGGCTACGTTTGATCCCAAGTTGTTACCGTCATCTATCTTCAATTTGTCCTCTCAACGGGCGGTTAGCCAACCGTTAACGGCCGGTTAACCGTCGGTTAAATTGTCTTATTCTTAGCCTCTTCGATGGTGATGGTGTAAGCCTTACCCTGCACATCAATCACCGTAATTCGCTTGGTTGTGGATAGCATACTCCCGTCCTTGCCCAAGTCAAACCGAACCTTCCCGACAGAGTCGATCAGTCGGTTGTAGTCGTTGGCTTTCAAGTGCTTAGAGATCAAGTGGGCAAGATAATCGCAATAGGCCGGATGCACGGTCAGCTCATCCATGGTTTCTGTCTCGGTTCTCAAATAGTTCGAAGGCGGTAATAAAAAGCTCTGGCCAAGTTGACTGGATCTTCTCCCGGTTCAGGGAGTCAGCCCGAAACCAAGTGAGCGCCAAGGACTCAGCAAAGCCCCCGAGGTGGCCGTTAGCCATTGTGTTGGCGGCTTGGTGAAAGTCCACCGGCCGGCGCATTTTAATGACTGTCATCTGTTTTTCTCCCATCCATAAAAGACCCCCTCGGGGGCGGTTTCGTTAAGCCTCTCAGCCTCTTCCTGCGCCTCGAACTTCTCCTCGAACCACGCTACCGTGGGAACCGGTAACCCGGGGGTTGCGTTCTTGTTGAATTTAACTACTACCCATCCTAGTGCCATATTAGTCTCCCTGCCGGACTAAAGCCTTTTGCAGCAGATCCACCAGAGCAGAGGCCTCCTCGGTTGATAGGTAGATGACAGCTTTTTTTAAGACGCTGCCGTCCTCTAAATCATAGAGCGAATAGCTCATGTTGATCTCGTTTGGAGAATCCCAAACGTACAGCACGGTCTGCATTTGCTCCACCTCGTTTGTGATGACCGCATCGTGCTCCGGATCAATCCGTTTTGGTTCTGCGTTTTGGTCTTCCATTATTGTCTCCTGAAAGGGGCCGAAGCCCCGTTAATTACATAACCCGTAAAACACCGCTATGGCCTCTTGCCTTCAGCTCTTTTAAAACCTGCTGGATAACACCATTACGGGAATTGTCATAAAACTCTACCGGGGTGCCCTGAAGCTCTTCCATGTTGGTGTTGATACAAATTGCGGGTGTTTCAGCAACAAAGCATCCGCGATCTTCGTAAACATAAACCTCATAAACTTTTTTCATTTTTATCTCCTTAATATGGTTTAAGCGCTGTTGATCAATAACCGAAATATTTGCGATTACCCATTTCAGCAATCAATTCTGGTGTCCAATCTTTGAACGCTTGGATTGCGTATTTTTTTGTATCGAACCGCATGATTTCTAAATCGTTTGCGTTCCAGAGAACCCACGACTCGACTCTCGCGCAGCCACAATATTCGGGATGAGAGTCTTCGAGGAAAAACGACAGACCATTTACGTCGATGTTGTATCGACCTGCTGAGACTTTGGTTACCTTGACTAAATTCATTTTTGTTTCTCGCTTTCTATTCGCTTTTGGGTTACCTGCTTGATGCAGTAATGTAATTCTAAGTTACACACTTCCCAGAAGTCAAACAATATTTTTATAGGGGGTAACCCTACCCCCCACCCCTAGTAGCCCACCCTCAGACCGGCCGCCAGAGCCGAGGCCCAAAGCAGGTCCTTATCCCGCTTGTAATGGGTCGCCAGCAGGTCTAGGTACTCAGCCATAAACTCTCGGCCGTGGGCAGCTCTGCGGCCATCCCAAGCGATCAGATGAGCCACTTCATGAAGCACCACCCACTTGGTCCGGGCCCACTTGGGCAGCTTGATGACGTTTTCCTGAGGGACGGCGCAGGCAGCCCGGCGGCCGCAACCATCTCCAGCCCAAACTCCGGGTCGGATTGATCGGGCCAAGGCTTGGCACTGCTCAAGGCTCATGACCTCCTTATCCCAGCCAAACTCGGAACGCTCCCAAGCGTAGACCTTGCTGCGCTGGGTATCACGCTCCCGGCGCCGCACCGGCTGGTAGACCGGGCGGGGGGAGACCAGCTCACCGTAGATTTCTGTTCTCACGGCTGTCTCCTTATCGTGCGGTGGTTTTGACAGAAAACACTGCGGTCGTCTTGGTGTGCTCGGCAACGACCTCAGCGGGGATCTTGTACTTGGCCATGATTGCCTTGTAATCAACCGTGGACCGGTTGGACTCGATAACGGTAGCCTTGAAGAGATTGCCCTCAAAGACCTTGGAGCCGCCGGGAGCGGTGGCTGCATCCTTGAGCTCGTCCTTGATTGCGTCAGCCTTGGCGGTCAGATCTGCGATGGTGGCCAGCAGAGTGCCGAGTTCGTCGATCTGGGTCAGTTGGATGTCTACGGTTTTCATTTCGCTTTCCTTTCGCTGTCCGGTCACTGCGACCGTAAGGAGAGTGTAATTTCAAGTTAGATTCTCTTGCAAGCTCTTTTTCAATTTTTTTTGAATACCCCCTAAGTTTTAGTCGGGTATTATCTTGATGTGTCCCTGCTCGAACAGCCAACCGATGGTCTTGCGGTGGGCTTCCTCCCACAGCTCATGACGCTCCTCCCTGTTTAGGGAGGCTCCCTGATCAAGCTCCATGTGGCATCGATGACAGAGAGCGGCTATCCGGTAGTCGTGGGCCTTGATTGAGCGTCCTTTTCCGTCCCGTAGCTGGTTTGAGTGGGCCGCCACCACCGTTCCATCCTCCCGGCCGCAGGATTGGCAGGGAGAGGATCTGACGACCTCCAAAAGGGTTTTATTCCGGTAATGGGTCACTTGTTTTTGTTAAACCACTTTTTATTTTGCTCACCGACCCAAAGCCCAGCACACCGCAGCTCCAGCTCCTCCGATGGGGGGTCAGCCTTTAAGGCGTAGTTCATTCCCAATTTAAAACCCTCCGCATGGGCCTTATCGATTTGATGGTCAGCCAGCAACCATGCCACCGCAATCATGGAACCATAAAGAACGATTTTCATAGTCTTGTGCCTCCGCGGTTTCTGCACGGCCACACTTGTTTGAATGCCTCGGTCACCAGCTTTTCTGCTGATTCGTTTCTGCGGTGGGGGTTATTTGCTAGCCAATTTCTAGCCATATCCCTGATCTGTCCGGCGGTAATGGTTGTCTCCGATCCGGGTGGGCAGAAAAACAAATGGACAGCAACATCGTAGACGCCCATGACATATCCCAAGGCCTGTATTCGCTCACCCGCCTCACTACTTGTTAGCCTGTCGTACAGATTATTTCCTGTCCAAAATTCTGCTCGGGCCACAGCGGGAATCATTAGCAATACAAAAATAAATTTTTTCATTACATTCTCCGCTGACAATTAAATGCTTGTGTGCCCACCCGAAATGATCCTGAATATCGACAGTCTTCGGTAATGTCCGTCTGTCTGTATAAGACGCCTATCAGCATCCCAAGCACCAGCGCAATCACAATACCAAGCGACTCGGCCCATGCTGACTTACACCAAGCCTTAAATTTCTTCCACTCAATTAATGGATGTCCGTTCATAATCTCCTCACAATAAAGTTATTTGATGCCACTTAACTTCTTGCTTTTTCGGTTTCGGTGTACGAATCCGTCTTATCTTTTCGACCATCACATGGAATCTTTTTGGGTGCGGCCACTCGTTATCGCCCTCGACCACCACTAGAAACCGCTCCCCCTTATCGAATACCGCCTCGACCACTCCTTTTTCATTGGTCTCGCAGATCAATACCCAGTCCCCTTCCACGATCTCCGGTGTCATTTAAATCGTTACCCTGCCCTCGGCTCTAAGGTTGGCCTGCTCGGTTCGCCAAATCTCGACCCGTGTCTGTGCAGCGACTAACTCCCAGCGCAACCGCTCTTCCATCTCAACTGCCGCCTGCAAACCTTTAATTAGCTTCCGGTAGTCCTCATGGGCATACGCCTCTCGCTCTTGTGCCCCGATAGATTCCTCAAGGCTTCGTTTCATCAGCAATGCTTTTTGAGATTTCCGAAACTCTTCCAAATACACTCGCTCCGCTTTTGCCTTTGCGTATAGCTTTGCGTTATCAAAAATGTAATCAACTGCATCGTGCGGGTCTCTTTCAGTCATTTTTTAACTCCTCTTCTCTTCGCTCTAACATCGCTTTCGCTATCTCAAACGCATCTTTTGCTAATGAGGATGGTGGTTCCATTACATCTGCCCGACCCACCAATCCAGCCAAGGCAAACCCTGCGTACAGATCCAGCAATCCCGGCTCCTCTACTTTCTTTTGTCTAGCCATAACACCCCTCCGATAATTGCCACCATTGAAACTACGAATATCCAAACATCAGTTGCGTGTGATGCCTTGACCATCGACATCCAGATCTCTGCGTTCATGTTCCGTACTCCTTCACAGTGACTATTACTTTCACAACTTCCCCTTTCAGGGCCCAAAACTGATTCTCTTTTAACCACGCCTGCGCCTGCCGCCGGGTTCTGAATAACATCGTCCTGTCGGCTTCCCAATACTCTCTTGGCGGGTAATTCACAAAGTACTCTCGCTTCGTTTTAATTGCCCACGCTTCTCTTCTGGCCATCTAATTCCTCTACTTTTATTTTCAACATCCCGCCGATGCTCTCGGCCCAATAAATTCTTAGATCCACAATCAATGAGTCATCAATGTAAATACCGGCATGACCCAGCGAATCAAGAACTGCCTTTAATAAATTGTCCAAATCCCTGCGGCGGTTATCCGGCCGATAGGCTTCAATCACCACCTTTACCGGCCCGACCGTGGACTTGCCGCGGCTTTGCAAAAATACTTGCTCGCCAACAGCTTTCCGATACTTCCTGCCGGCCTCACTGATCACCACCATTCCCCGGTAAGACCTCCAGTAATGATTTACTGATGGTGGCCATGGCAGCGTTAGTTCAACCACTGGCGCTCCTCTTTTGCAAAGTCCCTTGCCTGAGCCTCGATCATTTCTTTAAGACTTTTCAGCATCCTCTTGAAACGCTCCTCATCACCATCGGCAACCATGGCCATCGCTTTTGCACAAAGCAGGGTTCCGGTCTCATTCATCACCGCCAAAGCAAACGCAACGTCATGCTCATGGGCTAACTCCCTTAATTCCTCCAAGGCAACATTCGCAACCCGGCCGGCCTCTTCGCATATTTCTTGAACTTTATCTTTATTGATCATTTCCATGTATCGCCTCGGTTTCCTTTTTTCCATTGATCCATCACATCGGATTCCAAAACAGAGCCGGGATGTTTTTCATTCCAGCCTTGTAACCACTTATGCGCTTTGTCTCGATCTGAAAGTCGCATTCGTATGACCCATCGGACAAGGTGCCGATGTCGGCTTTGGTCTTCGCCCTGCCCTTCTTTCCAGTTTTTATATTTTTCGTAAACATCCACATTAAAAATCGCCTTTCTGATCAAACGTCATCGGCATTGAGTCTGGGTTTTCCAAAAACTGATGGCTGTCTTTATGAAACCAAAGTGAATACCAATCTTCGCTTTCCCCGTTTCGCTGCTTCTCACACATCAACATCGCATCTGGTGTAGCGTTATCTACGCTATTACCTGCCTGTGCGGAATGCTCCTTCTTTTTGTTTCTCCAGACAAGCAAAACGTTATCCACCTGATCTGCAATCGATCCGGTTCCCTTGATGTCGTTTTTATTCGGCGTCACTTCTTCGCTCGTAAGTTTTCTGATGTGATGAATTAAATGAATATGAATGTTGTGATCCCGGGCCAAGGCTGTCAGCTCATCAACAAAATACTTTTGAGCGTTGTAATCGTCTTCGCTTGGGACGCATTTCATAAGTGAGTCGATAAATACATGGGTGATACCAAGTTTTACCGCGCAATATCTCGCCATGGCGATCACTTGCTGTGCATTTGTCGTCCCCTGCTGGTCGTAAAACCACAAGTGATTTGCAGAAAAGTCTCTGAATCGATCCACCAGCTCTCCGATGTACCGACTCTTATCGGAAAACCGCGGTTTATCGATGTTCTCGCCTGAGAACTGTCTGATCATTCGATAGATCGACCGCTTGGGTTTCATCTCAAATGAGGCGATACAGACCTTTTGACCCTGCTTTATGAGTCCCATGGCGATCTGCCCGGTGATTAGGGATTTCCCTCCCCCGTTGCCTCCGGCATACACCGTGACCTCTCCCGGTCGGAAATGGAACGACGCCTGAGTCTTAGTCCAAGGCATGGCGATCAGCGCCTCCTTGGGTGGATTGACTACGTCTTGCTTGATGTCCTCTAACCAAACCCCGGCCTCCCGAATCTTCTGCTGCGGCTCGGTGGCGTGTAGGTATGCAGAGAAATCGATCTGGTCAGACTGCAGGATGTTCAACTTTTACTCCCTCGTTGTAGATAAGATTTCCCTCGATCAGGGTGAAAACCGACTTGGCCCCGGCAAGACTGAAAGCTCGGTGGGCAGACAGAATCCGATCCCGGGTATCGTTGCCATCGATGTGAACCTGTAACCCGACCGCAAACCGAAGGTCCAAAAGATCGATTCGGTCCGAGGGCAAAATGTCCACCTCGGGGTGATTCCAGAACTCAGGAATTTCAGGCCATAGCGAGGCTATAGATGATGGGTTGATACCTACCCATACCCACACCGCTTTGGGAGCCTTACGGTTCATCCTCATGCGTCTGAGAGGCACATCTCCGGTCATACGACCTTCCTCCCAGCAAAAACTCCCTCATTTGGACTGTCCCCGTTAGGGTCGCCATCAAGCCACCGGGACTGGTTGATGTAGGTCATCGGAGCAGGCACAAACCCCTCCTTCCACTGCTGGGTCTGCTTCATCGCCCGGACATGGGTCAGGATCTGTTTGGCAACATCGTTTAGCCCATGAGCCAGCCACTTGTCCCGGCAACCGGTTTTGTTGATCTTTCGAGGTCCGGTAGGCCAAATCGACCAAAACTCATCGAAAGGGGATATAGGGGTTTCTTTTATTGGTTCTTGGTTATTGGTTATGCCCCCCATCGGCTCGCCGCCGGTTGACGGCTGGTTAACCGCCGGTTCAGAGCCTTTACTGGCGCGGCTCTTGGAGGCTTTCTTTTTCCTGACAGACACGCTTTTTTTGGCGTTTTCAACGTTTTGTTTAACGAATTTTTGATACTTTTTTATTTCGTTTTCGCAACGCTCGTTAAACCATCCGTTAACCGTCCGTTCAAAGAACTCATTTAGCACCGGCTCGATGACTTCCAAATCAAGCCGTACCCTCTTGGCAAGCGCACCCATATCCAAGGTCAGGGGCTTCTCAGTGATGTAGTAAAGGTCTAAAAGCCGCCTGTAGGCCAAGTCCTCGGCATCCGCTAGGTGCATGGTCCGGGTCAGGTAGTCTCCAATATGAAATTTGTAGTAGTTCACTTGACCTCCCCGAATAGGTCTGGGCGAAGGTCTACCCGCTTTACACATCCCTCCGTAATCCGCTCGATCTCTAAGGACAGCTCTGGACTGGGTACTTTGAACCCGTTTGTGATCTGCCCAAGCCATGTCCTACTGATCCCCAACGCCTTAGCCAGCTTGGCTTTCGAGCCATAGGGTTTAGTTGAAAAATACTCTTTTAAAGTCATCTCATTCCTTTCAGACGATAACTGGATGTTACACTCTTTTTCAGCCATTGCAAGAGGCTTGTATTTCCTAGTTAGATACTTTATGCTTTAGGCTCCTTAAACACCGAAAGCGAACCATGGAAGACGACAGAGCGATGTGGGAACAAGCGAATTTAGAGCTAATGCAAGAGACCGAGGACGCCCTGCATAGGGCAGAGGCAGGTCAGGCCAGTCAGGACGACTGGAAGCTGATTTGGGCCGCCTGCGGTCTTTCTAAACAAAAGGAAAGCGAAAAATGAGTCTAACAGTCAAAGCCGGTAATGAAAGCAGTTTCGCCCCCGTACCCCCGGGGATGCACTTGGCCCGTTGCTATCGAATTATCGATCTCGGAACTCAGAAGTCTGAGTACATGGGTCAAACCAAGTATGTACCTAAGGTCATGATTCAGTTTGAGGTTCACGGTGAGGATGATCAAGGTAACCCCTTGGTGACCCCTAAGGGTGAGCCGATGTCGATCAGCAAGAACTACACGGCATCGCTATCTGAAAAAGCCACGCTTCGTGTGGATCTTAAAAATTGGCGGGGCCGGGACTTTACGCCTGAGGAACTCAAGGGGTTTGAACTTAAAAACATCCTTGATAAGTGGGCCATGATCACCGTGACCCGGTCACCCGGTAAAGACGGCAAGGAATACACC